TTAAATATGCCATAATTTATCCTCATTTTATTGTACCCCAATTTGGTCCAGATTCAAAGTCAACTTTATTCTTGACCTCAAGAGGTATTGTTTGTTCCATAGTATCTTTGATCAACTCTGATTCGTGGTCCGTGATCGAAAAACAAAGCTCATCGTGTATTTGTATGTGTGGTATTATACCTTTTTCATACAAATCAACCATGGCCTTCTTTGTCATATCTGCTGCGGACCCTTGTATCAATCTATTCAAAGCTTTGTAGGTAAATGCAGGTGTGTAGTATCTATCAAAATAATCCATGTAGTTTGTATCAATTTTATTTTCCTTATACTTATCTAACATCTCTGCCTTAAATGCTTCCATTGCTTGCTCTTTCGTATATAATGGTACCTCGTTAAATCTGTTAGTTTCAGGGTTCCATTCTTTGTTAGTTGTTTCCCATTTATCAAACCTGCAGAATCTATCGTACAATGTAAATAGTAATCTATTATCTTTAGCAAATGTTATCAATTCTTGAGACAGCTGACGTACGAAAGGGACTCTTCCATGGTATTCATTAAATAGCTCTCTTGCTTGTCGTTGATCCAGACCTAATTCTTTTTGTAGCTTGATCTTACCCATGCCATAGAATAGACCTAGGTTGATTGTTTTTGCCTGTTTCCTGGAGATATTAGCCATGTCAGCAACGATTTGATGAAAATCTGCATCATCCTTGTCAAATTCCTCTTGTAGCGTCTCCGTGCCTGGTAGGCCCAGTTTGATAGCATAATGCACCACAATACGTGGCTCCTGTTGTGAATAGTCAAAGCTAGCCCATTTACAACCATCTTCTGGTATAAATAATTCTCTCATCTTCTGACCTATAAAACCTTTTGCAGGTATCTGTTGTAGATTAGGATTTGACATACTGAATCTACCTGTAACCGTACCGCCTGTGTCTGATCTTATTTGATTTATATCTGCATGTATTCTACCTTCATGCACGTATTCTAATAACCCATCTATAAAAGTGTTTGCTGCTTTGTCGTACTCTCTTGCTTTTGCAATCATACGAAGGCATTTGTTACTGTGTGTTTTAAGATAATCTTTTGGAAGTTGTGGCATCTTAGATTTAGGAGTTACCTTGTAATCTTTTATATGTAGATGATCTAATAATTTTTTAATTGATGCTGCAGCCCAGATGTCGACTCTAACTGTTGTTAAAGATTCAATTGCTTTTAATATCTGTTCTCTTCTTTTTTTGAGATGTCTTCCAAACTCAATCGCTTTTGCGACATCTATTCTAACGCCTTTGAATTTCATGTCAACCAAACATAAAAATAATTTAGTTTCTAATTCAAATATTTGTCTACAAGTTTTTTGTTCTCCGTCCTCTTTAGTGTATAATACTTCGTCAATTTTTTTATTAAAAAGATTCCATAATTTATAAGTTAAGTTTACATCCTGCTTTGCATATTCTTTTACAATCGATGCAGGAAGTTTGTGCATGTTAGTCATCGGATCTTTTACTGTACCACCAGACCACTCCAAAGTTTTTTGTTGTAGATCATATTTGTATTTCTCTTCATTAAGATAATCTTTTGACAGTGAGTCTAATGAATATTTAAATCTATTCTCATCAACAACAGATGCAGCTATCATTGTATCAACAATTCTACCCTTCATCTTCATACCTGTTACAGCTCTTATCCAACATACATCGTACATTGCATTGTGAAATACTTTTGTAATGTTTTCGTTTTGAAATATTTTTTCGTTAAGAACATTCCATATCTTTTCATCTCTCTTATAATCTATAAATATATCAGAGTGACGTAGAGGAAAGTATGCAGTTTCTTTTCCCGTTGCAACTGCGATACCACATATAAAACCATCACCACGTATAGCACCTAAACCTTTTGTTTTAAGATTAGGATCGTATGTTTCTATGTCGACTGCAACCGTATCTACATCTTTTAAATCTAAATCAATTGGATATTTACACATTATAATCTCTCTCTAATATCATTTCTAAATAGTGTATTGCTTTCTTAATATCTTCTTCTTTTCCCTTCGCAGAGTGTCTGCATATATACTTAATAGCATTACCTTCTGCAAAAAGCAATTTGTTTTCATTTATAAACTCAGCAGGCTGTATGCGAAAATTTTTATAGTGACTTCCGCCATGCTGCTTGTCTAATGATTTATAACCTATTCCTTTAAATATACTTTCATCTGTCATGTTCTATACCACCTCCTTGCGTCGTTTATATGTTCTTCTAATGTATCATGTACGAATCTACTATTACAATTTACACATGCCCATCTTACAAATTTACCTGTTGCATGATTATGGTGTAATACAATTTTGGTATTTATTTTTCCACAATGTTCACAGTAATTTGTTTTTGGTGGAGTGCTTGGATGTTTTTCTAAATTATGTCTTATGCTACGCAAAGGGTTTTCACATTTTTTACATTTATTTTTTAATCTTTTATACATTTCTTGAGTTTCAGATTTTACTTTAGCACTAGCTATATGAAAATTTTTTTGATTAAATTCTTGTTTACATCCATCACAAATTTTTGTGTCATCTTTAGAACCTAAAACTTTATGTTCTACACCTTGCCATTTTCTAATAAAATATTTCATCTTTCTCCTAACCTCCTTCTAAATTTATCTTGAGTTGATATGGTCCAGCAATCATATTTGCCACGACTATAAG